AAAACTTTTTAGTGAAAAAAGAAAGGCTTGTGTATTCCGTGATGTATACGATACTCATAAGGAATCTACATTTGACTTATTAAAACAGGTCCTTGAAGATATGGGATTGTTAGCTGAGAATGGTGTTAGAAAACACCCAACCAAAGTATGTTTCAAAAACAGTCCCTTGGAATTTAAGTTTCCAAATGGTTCAAGAATAATTTTCAAAGGTATGGATAGTACTGAAAAATTAAAATCATTAAATGGTGTATCTATCGTATGGATAGAGGAATGTAGTGAAGTATCTTATGATGCATACCTCGAAATCCTTGGACGTATTAGAACCCCAGGAAAATCAATGCACTTTATTTTGAGCTGTAATCCGGTTGGTAAATTCAACTGGGTTTATCAGCAGTTCTTTGAAAAAATAAAGGATGATGGTTCTGTAAAAGTTATTCTTAAGGATGAAGTGTTATATGAAAGAAAAACTCTTGTTAAAAAGAAAGTTTACTATCACCACTCTACTTGTGATGATAACCCATTTTTACCACGTGATTATATTACCCGTTTGGATGAATTGAGAACTTATGATTATGCTTTATGGGTTGTTGCACGTTTAGGTAGATTTGGTGCTACTGGTATGCGTGTATTACCACAGTTTGAAATTATGAATAAAAAACTTGTTAATTATGCAATTAGTCAAATTCCAGAAGAATTTCATAGAACAGGTATGGACTTCGGTTTTGAAACTTCTTATAATGCAGTATTAAAGGTTGCTGTTGATGATAAGAATAAATGGTTGTATATTTACAAGGAGTATTATAAAAATAAAATGACTGATGATAAAACAGCTGAGGACCTTGTAAAATGGGATGAGGATATTAAGGATGAATTGATAAAGGCAGATAATGCTGAACCTAAAACAATTAAGTATTATCGTCAACAAGGATTCCGTATGTTACCTTGTAAAAAAATGGCTGATAAAAAATCAGAGGGTAGTAGAATTGCAAATACAAAAAAAGTAAAAAGATTTAGAAGAATCATTTGCAGTAGCGATTGTCCAAATACTATTAAGGAATTAAAGGATTTAACCTATAAGAAAAATAAGGATGGTACTATTAACTATTCTCAGTTTAATATTGACCCTCATACTTTTTCTGCTATATGGTATGCACTGGATGATTATACTGTAGCTGATGTAAAAGAAAGGAAGAATAACAGTGTTAAAGGCCATTAAATTTGATATTGAATCTTATAAGGAAAAGTTAAGTAAAATGTCCGAGGGTGAATTAAAAATGGAATGGGAAAAAGTTACATCACCTATAAAAGAATGTTATTATAATAAAAGTAAAGTTGAAGATGATAAAAAACAATTTTCATCTTCCGGAGTTAGATTTTAAGGAGGAAGTTATGACAGATAATATTAAAAAATTTGTTGTAGGAAATATGAATTTCCCTGTTTGGTTTAATGATGAATGTGCAAAAGGGAGAGCAAGAGTTGTAAGCGAAAATGGTAAACTGTTAAATATTGTTGTTCATAATGCAACAAGAACAATTACTGCAAATATCGGGGATGTTATTGTGTTATACAAATCTGGATTATCAGTTATTCCCAAGGAAAAGGCAGTTAAATATGGTTTAAAAAATGAAAACGTAAAGGAAGATAAATAGGAGGTAAAAATGAAGGAAGTAGTTAATTTACTTATTTTACTTGGGTTATCAGTAATTGGCAATATTTTAGGTGGTGTTTATGTAAATATTAACCTAAGTAAATTAAATTTTGATTGGAAAAAGTTAGTAACAGGAATCATTAAAGCTTTATGTATAAGTTTTATGTTCTTAATTTTAGCATTTATTGTGGAAAGTATTCCTAATGTTACAGAAACCATAGGAATAGAACCAAAAGCATTAATAGTTAGTGCTATTATTATTTATGCAACAAAGATAGCAGGACATTTAATGAAAATTTTTGGGATAAAAAAGGAAGAAGTTACAATCATTCCTGAAAAAGAAGTGGAAATTGAAGAAGAAAAAGATGCAGATGAAGAATTTGTGGATATTTAAGGAGGTATATGATGGAAATAAAACAATTTATTGAATGTGTAGCTCCTGATGTTGTAAAATCATGTAATGCTGCAAATTTACTTCCAAGTCCTTCTATTGCACAAGCAATAATTGAATCAAATAAAGGGGAGTCAAGGTTAGCTGTTGAGGCCAATGCTTTATTTGGTATAAAAGCTGATAGTAGATGGAATGGTGAAACAATTTCAGTTCCTACAAAGGAATTTGTAGATGGTGGTTATATTAATGTAGTAGAACCGTTTAGAAAATATGGTTCTTGGGCAGAATCTATTGAAGACCATACACAATTTCTTGTAAAAAATAAAAGATATTCCAATTTGTTCGGTGTTAGAGATTATAAGGAGTATTGTCAATTAATTAAAAAGGATGGCTATGCTACAGCACCTGATTATGCACAAACCCTTATAAACTGTATTGAAAGATATAATCTTGCTCAGTATGATGTAATTCCTGATGAAGTGGAGGATTTAGACAAGGAGTATGTAATCCGTTCTTTTAACATTCATGCTGGACATAATCCAAGTGGAATGGTTGCTTGTGGTTCTGCTGGGTATTTGATTGAATCTGATGAGAACAGAAATGTTTGTAGCAAACTTATTCAAAAAATAAGGGAAGCAGGTCATACAGTTTATGATTGTACTTGTAATAATGGCACAAGTAAAAGTGATGTACTTAAAAAAATTGTTGATAAGTGTAATGAGCACGTTGTAGATTTGGATATCTCTATTCACTTTAATGCAATTAAAAAAGAAACTGTTTCTGATAACAAAACAAAAGGGGTTGAGGTTTGGATTCATCCTAATAATAAAGGAAATGAATTGGAAGCAACTGCAAATGCAATTTGTAACAGCATTGGCAATCTTGGTTTTACAAATAGAGGAGTTAAGTATAGTAATACACTTTATGTATTAAAAAATACTAAAGCTCCGGCATTATTAATTGAGTGCTGTTTTGTAGATGACTTAGATGACTTTGCTCTTTACAACTGTGATAAAATGGTAGATGCTATTATTGCAGGATTAAATGTTGAACAGATAGAAGTACAAGGCAAGGAGTTATATTATGTTATTGCTGGTGTATATTCAACAGAATCTGGAGCACAGGAATTAGCAAGAATACTTGCTGAAAATGGTTATTTAATGAATAAGGATGGAAATCTTAATAGAGGTATTATAACTCAGATTAAGAAAGTAAAGGAGGAGTAATATGTATAGAGGAACAACTCCTGTTATTATATTTCGTGTAAAGTCAGAATTGGATTTATCGAAAATGAAACAGATTTGGGTTACAATGCAAAATGCAGTTAATGAAATTACGTTTGATAAAAATGATTTAACTGTTAATGTAGAAGAAAGTACTATTACATTAGAATTATCTCAGGAAGATACTCTTTCTTTTTGCTCAGGGGTTGTTAAAACTCAAATAAGATTTCTTGATGAAAATGATAGAGCTTATGCAAGTAATATCAGGAATTTGGAAATGGGTAATATTCTGAAAGAGGGTGTTATCAGTGAATAAGGTAATGTATGTTGATATAGAGATTGATTTGGAAAATGAAGTGGAAATTGAGGTTGAAGAAGGTGGCCATGGGGAAAGACTCCCATATTATACAGGGGATTACTCCATTACACCTTCTACACAAGAAAAGGTTTTAGAAACTAAAAATAAATCTATGTCAGATAATGTAACGGTTTTAAAAATACCTAAGTATGAGTTTGATAATGTAGCAAAAGGACAAACAGTTGTAATAGGAGGAAATGAATAATGGCTGTTAATAAAGTAGTATTTGGTAGTGAGACACTTATTGACTTAACTGCTGATACAATTACACCGGAGGACCTTAAAAAAGGTGTTACTGCACATGATAAATCTGGTGCGGTTATTGAAGGTACAAATACAAATGATGCAGATACACAAGATGCAACCGCTGCACAAGCTGAATTATTAAAGGATAAAACAGCTTATGTAAGAGGTACAAAGATTACAGGTACAATGCCTAACAATGGTTCTGTACAAGGAAGTATTAATGAAGTTAATTCTGATTACACTGTTCCACTTGGTTTCCATGATGGTTCAGGTAAGGTTGGAATTGATGCAACTGAAAAAGCTAAGTTAATTCCCGGTAATATTAAGAGTGGTATTACACTTTTAGGGGTTACAGGTAGTTATGGTGGGGAATCTATTGAAATTCAACAAAAAGAAGTTACTCCTACTGTATCTGAACAGGTAGTTCTTCCTGATGAAGGATTTGACTATTTATCACAGGTTACTGTTAAAGCTATTCCAAGAGTTGACTCCGATAATGCAGCAGGTGGAATTACTACAACCATCGGTTAGGAGGTAACAAATGGGAGTAAGTAAAGTAGTTTTAGGGGATGAAACCCTAATAGATTTAACAAGTGATTCTGTTTCCTCTGAAAATCTTTTGGAAGGGGCAACAGCACATGGAGCCGATGGGGAAGAAGTAATTGGTGGTGTTGTTGTTACTCCTATGTATACAGGAACTAAAGCTGCTATTGAAGCAGCGATTGCAGCAGGACAAATTCCGGAAGATGCTATTGTTAATATAACAGATGATGAGGAAACAAGTAGTTTTCAATCTCAAATAAATCAAATAAACGATAGTTTAACAAACATAACAGAAGCAGAAGTTACTTGCACTGTGATAAATAGCGGTATTATTTCCGTTAGAAAACTTAGTAATATAGTTTTCGTATATGTAAATATACAAACTAATAAATCTTTGTCAGGTGCAACTCTTTTTACATTACCTGAAAATTTTAGACCATTACACCAGATACAATTTTTATGCTCTATTGCTACTACCAGTTTATGTAATATGGTAGTAAATACAGATGGTTCTGTAAGATTATCAGGTAATAATGCACAGTCAATCGCATCAAATACATGGATTACAAGTTATGGAATGTATTTTGCGATTTGATTCTATTTAATACCATAAACTTCAATATCATGCATTGTTCTAATGCTAACAGAACTATTCACTAAGCTATCGTTTACCGAATTTAAAAGAAAGGAGTAAAATAAATGAGTGATATTTTACAATTAAAAGATGGACAACAAATTCAATTACAATCAGGGGCAAGTCTTTCTTCTATGTCTGTTTTATCAGAAGATAAACAAACAATGGTAGAAACATGGGATAAACTAACTGATGAAAATTTATCTGACGTTCAAATACTGAATGGTTCAGAACTTGTAGTTGGTATTTATACTAACTTAACTCTTGTATCAGAAACTTCTACAATTAATGAGGATGGTACAATATTAACAAGATTCAATTTAAGAGAAAAGACACAGCAAGAACTTGAAATGGAAGAGTTAAAGAGTGCTGTGTCAGATTTGCAAAGTGATATGGAAGTAATTAATGAAACAGTAGGAGGAGAATAATATGTTAACTGACAGAACGAAAAATATTCTCAGAGCTATGAGTAAACAATCAAAAATTGATGCAGTTAATAATACAGATGAACAGGCATTAGAAGTACAAAGTCTTTATCCGGAATGGGAAACAATTTCTGATGGTACAACACTTAAGGTAGGACAACGTGTTAATTACAATGGATTACTTTATAATGTACTTCAGGAACATCAAAAACAATCAACATGGAATCCTATTGATGCACCTTCCTTATTTGCTCAAGTTTTAATTCCTGATGAGACTGTTATTCCTGATTGGGTACAACCTGATTCCACAAATGGTTATATGATTGGGGATAGGGTAAATCATAAT